CGCGTCATAGGCGTCGCGCAGCGTGCCCGCCGCGCCCAGCGCCGCCGCCGCGCGCGGCCCGCTCACCAGCACCGGCACGTCGGGCGGGAACGCCACGGCGTCGGCCAGCGGCGCGGTGCCGACCAGCCCGATGATCGAACTGCGGACGGTGCGGATCGGGCGGATGCCGTCGTCGATCTGGACGACCTCGACCCCGTGCAGAAACTCAGCCATGGAAAGCCTCCCTTGTCAGCCGGTGCGTGTTCAGCCTGCGGCTGCGATGAAATGCGCGTCGAGCGCGGCCTGGTCGGCGGCCAGCCCCAGCCGCTGCGCCATGTCGAGCAGATCGGGGTCGAGCCGCTCATAGACGGCGGCGTCGTCGATCTTGATCCGCAGCCGCGCGGCGTGGTCGGCGGTGATCTGATCCGCCGCCAGCATCGCGTCGAGCGCGGCGTGGACGCCGGCGCGCGTCTGGCCCAGCGTCAGCAGATACAGCCAGAACGCCGCGCGCGGCAGGCTGGCGGGCGGCGCGGGCGGCGGCGGCGCATAGTCGGTGACCGGCCCACTGAAATCGCCCGCCGCGATCGCCGCCAGAATGGCGTCGCTGATCCCGCCGCCGCCCGCGCGGGCGGGATACTCGACGCGCAGCCACTCGGCGTTCACTTCAATCTCAACCGAGACAAGATAGGCGGGCTGCGTCTCGGGCAGCGTGCGAACGTCATGGATGTCCCGGAACTGCATCACGCGATCCTTTCCATTTCGGTGATGTTGGCGCCGACGACAGCCGCGCCCCGCGCGCGCCATGTGCCGGTCAGGGGCGATCCTGACGCCGTGAAGCGGTAGCTGAAGGTGTCAGCCGCGCCGAGATAGATCAGCGCGCTGCTGGTGCGGGTTTTCAGGGCGTCGCTGACCAGCACAGTCGCGCCGATCGGGAACGTCAGGTTGCTGCTTGAACTCCCGCTATAGACGCCCGGCCAAGAGACCAGGCCATCCAGCCTGGATTTGTCGCCCGGCCCCATCATGCCGGACTGAGTGGTCGTGGCGTTCAGGATGCTTGCGTTGGCGCCCGTTGAGCTGGTCACCGTGATGCTGGCTGCGCCATAGATGACGCCGAGGTCAGTAGGATCGTTCACCTCTGCATTGAATGCGATGCCGTCGAGCTTCGCCTTGTCGGACGCCCTCAGAATTCCCGCCGTCGTCTGTGTGGCGCCATTGACGGTGGCGTCACCGCCAGTGCTGCTGAATATGGTCAGCTGCGTCGTGCTGACCGACGTGGTGATGTTGGTGCCGACATTCGCCTGCGCGTTCGGCGCCACGCTGTCGAGCTTGGTCTTGTCGGCGGCGCGCATCAGCCCGGCGCTGGTGGATGACGCCAGCGGCAGCGTCGCCGCCGCGCCGGTCGAGCTGGTGATGGTGCGGCTGTCGCCCGCCCCGCCGACGCCCAGGTTGGTCGGCGGCGCCACAACGCCATCCACCGCCGCCTTTACCGCCGCCGCCGTGGCGACCTGGCTGGTCGAGCCGCCGGAGGCGTCGTTGGTCGGTGGGTAATTGGCGACCGATCCCAGGCCGACGTCCGCCTTTGTCGTCGCCCGCGCGCGCAGCGTGGTGTAGTCGCCGGTGCGCAGCGCGTAGAGGCTGCCCAGCGTCGCCGCCAGCGCATCGATCTGATCCTTCAGCCAGCGCGTGCGGCTGGCGAGCAGTTTCGGCGCCCGGTTGGCGACGCCGTCCTCGCCGCCGATCACCGGCTCTGTGGTCTCGATCCGGGTGATCCCGGCCGCGAACGTGCTGGTCTCCAGAAGATTGGCCATCACGCCACCCCGTAGTTAAAGCTGCCGTCATAGGGTGCGGCGCCGTCGTAGAGCAGCGGCGCCGCGGTGAAATCCAGCGCCGCCAGGTGCGAGCGCACGGGCGCGGTCGCGGCGAGGCTGGCGCGGATCAGGTCCGCTTGCGCGTTCGAGATCCGCTGCGCCGCGAACACGCGGTATTCCGCCCAGTGCGAGGTGGCGCCGTAGGTCTGCGTCCCGTCATAGAGCGTCGCGCCGTCGTAGCGGTTGGCGGCGTTTCCCTCGACGATCTCGACCGCGCCCAGGTCCATCGCCGCGATCGCGCGCTCGACCGAGGCGCGCGAGCCCTTGATGCGGTGGATCGCCAGACTTTCGGCGATCACGCGGCGCCGGGTGGCCTCCGGCCAGGCGGCGTCCCAGACATCGACCGACAGCGCCCACGCCAGCCAGGGCAGCAGCGCCGCCGGACAGCGCTCCGGCGACCACAGGTCGCGGATCGGCACCGGCGCATCGAAGCGCGCGCCGATGGCGTCGGCGGCGGCGCGCTCCAGCGCGGTCGCGTTCGGCGGCAGCAGCGCGGCGGTCATGGCGCCGTCTCGACGGTGATGGTGACGACGCCGGGCGAGACCGCCTGCGTCGCGGTCGCCTCGACGTCGGCCGCCGGCGCGGCCAGCGCCACGCGCTCGACGCCCGGCACGGTCAGCGCCGCGAAGATCGCGCTGCGCGGCAGCGACCGGCCCAGCCTGCGCGCCCGCGCCAGCAGCGCGTCCAGCCCGGCGCGGGCGGCCGCCTCGGCCACCTCGGCGCCCGGCCCCGGCGCCAGCGTCAGCGTCGCGGTCACCGCCACGGTCAGGATCTGCGCGCCCGCGACGAACACGCTGTCGTTGAGCTGGCGGATCGCGGGGTTCTTCAGCACCGCCTCCACCGCCGTCAGCAGCGCGGCGTCGGCGGTCCCGTCGCCGTCGGTGGACAGGATGGTCGCCAGCACGTCGCCGGGCTGCGGCGAGGTGATCGCGGCGTCGGCGACGCGCGGATCGGCGCCCAGCGCATAGAACATGTAGCGCCCGGCGGTGCCTGCGGCGGTGGCGGCCTCCAGCGCCAGCTGCACCCGGCGGCGCAGCGTCGCGTCGTCCTCCAGCACCGGCGCGCGCGGCGGGGCGGCCTGCGCGTCGCCGGGGTCCAGCACCCGCCGCGCCACCGACATCAGCGCCGCCAGATGGTCGAGGTCGGCGCCGCCTGCGCTCGCCAGCATCACCGCGCGGGCGCCGTCGTTGACGCGCTGACGCCACAGCAGCTCGCGATACGCCGCCACCTCCAAAAGCTTGAGCGCCGGGTCGCTCTCGACCCAGGCGTCGAAGGCGGGCCAGCGCGCGGAAAAATCCGCCTTCAGCGCGTCGAGGATCGCCTCGTAGGCCAGCGTCTCGATCACGTCAGGCGGCGGCAGCGCGCCCAGATCGACCGCGTCGAACGGGTTGGCGACGGTCATGACAGCACCCCGGCGCCGATCACCACGCCCGAGTCGGTTTGGCGGCCGTCCACCACGCCGCTCAGGCTGACCGTCACCGCGCCGTCCGGTCCGGCGTCCGACACCTGCACCCGGCGCAGCCGGTAGCGCGGCTCCCACTCCCCGATCGCCTCGGCGCAGGCCATGAAGAAATCGACCGCCGTGCGCTGGCCCAGCGGCGCGTCGATCAGCGCGCCCAGATCGACGCCATAGCCGCGCCGCATCACGCGGCTGCCCTTCGGCGTGGTCAGCAGGTCGGCCAGCGACTGCTGCAGATGCGCGTCGCCGCCCAGCGCCCGCCCGTCGCCGCGCCCCATGCCGATCATGCGCCGTCCTTCGCCCGGCGCCTCGGCGCAGGCGCGATCACGGGCGCGATCACGGGCGCGTCGGCGGGCGCGATCACGGGCGCGATCACGGGCGCGATCACGGGCGCGATCACGGGCGCGGCGTCCCCTGCCGGGCGGACATGCTCGTATTTCGCCGCCCGCGCGCTCAGGCTCAGGCGGTCGCCCGCGCGGCGCAGCCGCCCGGCGATCCAGCCGTCCTTCTCGACGATGTAATCGGCCATTGCGCTCTCCCTACTGCTGCGGCGGGCCGCTGAGGCCGCCGCCGGTCTGGACGTTGGTGTGGCGATGCTCCAGCAGGCTCACGCCGCCGCCTGCGGTCACGTCGCCTGCGGCGTCGATCCGCCCGGTGACGGTCACGTCGCCGACGATGGTCACGCCGCCGGGCGCCTCGATGCGCGCCGTCCCGCCGCCGGGCAGCAGCGCGCGCAGCGCATGGGCGGCGCGGTCATACTCGATCACCGCGCCGTCGGCGTAGACCATGCGGTGCACGGTGGCGGCGTCGGCGGGCGCGGGGTGGGCGTCGGCATACAGGCCCGCCAGCACCACCGCCTGCTCGCCGCGCCCGGCGGGGGTCAGCACCACCACCTGCTCGCCCGGCTCCGGCGCGCTCCAGGCGCGGTCGGCCCCGGCGCGCGCCGCCAGCCACGGCAGCCAGGCGGTGGTCAGATCGCCGATCGCGACCCGCACCCGCGCCGCGCCCGCGTCCAGCGCGGCGACGCGGCCGATGCGCACCGCCTGCTCGGCCTTGCGGTCCAGCTCCGCCAGCAGGAACCGGCTCATGGCGCATCCCCCACCAGGTCGTAGGCCGCCTCGAAGGCGGCGCCGATCTCGGGCGCCCAGCTGTAGTAGAGGTCCACCGGCACGCCGGGCGCGGGCGCCGCCTCCAGCATCAGCGGCTGCGCCCAGCTCACCGCCCACAGGCTCACGCCCTGGCCGCGCGCCCCGGCGCTGTAGAGGTTCTCCGCCGCGACGCTCCGCGCCTGGCCCAGATCGGGCGACCCCCAGCGGGCGCCCTCCGCCAGCGCCAGCAGCGCCTGCGCGATGGCCGCCGCCGCCCGGTCGCGCGGCAGGGCGGGCGCGTCGCGGGTGACGATGAACGCCGCCAGCTGCGCCTCGCGCCGCATCGCCGGGCCGGAGACCTCGACGCCCTTGTCCACCCGCAGCAGCGCCACGCGCACGGCGGGGGCGCGGGCGGTGAACGCCTTCAGCTCGTCCAGATCGAAGCGCCCGGCGTGGGCGGCGACTTCGCGCAGGCCCGGCAGCGCGGCGCGGATCGCGTCGGCGACGCGGTCGGGCAGGTCGGCCAGCAGCGCCGGATCGCTCATGCCACGCCCCCAAGGCTGCGCGTCCAGAACGTCTCGACCGCGTCGGCCAGATCCTGCTCGTCCTGATCCGAGACGCCCAGATAGGGCCGCGCCGGAATATTGGGCCGCTTCGTCCCCGCGCCGGACAACTGGTGGATCGCGGCGTAGACCAGCGCCGAGCCGACCTCGACGCCGCCGCCGCGCCGCTCGAAATACAGCGCGTCGCCCCGGTCGCCCTGCTGCCGCAGCAGGCTCTGCCCGGTCCGGCGGGTGGCGGCGTGGCGCGCCGACCATGGCGCCCAGGCGGCGCCGTC